GGAGCCGCTGCGCCGCTACGCATGCGGCGATGTACTCGACGGCCGGCATGCCATCCGCCAGCTGAGGGGCGAGCTGGCGGATGAGGAGCTGGGTGAGAGCACCGGTCCGGGCCTGCTGTATGCGGGACTCGGACGGCGTCGCCACCATGGGATCAGCCTCCCTCCACGTCTCCCATCGCTGATGCGCTGCGGGTGAGGGCCTCGGTGAGGCGTGCCACGTCCGACGGGCCCGCCTGGCGGCGATGCTGCTGGACCCGCTGGATCGTCGGCTGGTCATAGCCGAGACGCTCCAGCGTCACGTCCGAATCTGCGGGGAGGATGCCGGCGGTGACCTGCTGCTGCACCGCGGCCGACGCCTGCGACAGCGACGGCAGCGCCGGATCCAGCCATGTCGGCTGTAGCCGCCGAGCCGCATCCGGGGGCTCCGACAGGCCGTCACGGATCATGATGGCCAGCTGCGCGACCCGCCGCCAGCCGACCCCGAACGTTCTGGTCGCCTTCGCAGCGGCGACCACGAGGGGGCGTTCCAGGATCGCGAGCGCGCCCTCGCTGCTCGGGTTGTCCTGCTTGAACCCGAGCAGCTCGGGCGGGATCGAGACTTCTGCGGCGAGCATGGCCGACAGCTGCCGCAGCTGCTCCAGATGGGGTTGCTGCGAGGCCGCCTGAAACTGCCCGACCTCGATTTTCGCCTCGGGATCATCGGGCGGCGGCACCGCCCAGATACGGCCGATGATCGACTCCCACTGTGACTTCAGCTCCCCGGTATCGTCCGTGAAAACGTCTCGGGTTGCGTTGAGCAGATACCGCTGCGGGGAGCTGAAGAATTCGGCGGCGATTTCGCTGCGGGCCCAGGTGCGCATCGCAGCATCGGTCAGGGCCATCACCGACGGGGTGATCCGAGACCGCCCGAACGGATGCTCGTCGTCGGGTGCGTGGCGGAGGGGCACGACCGGGACACCCTGGTAGGCAGTGAACGCGCGGCCCACGACCTGCCAGCCCCGCCCATCCTCGACGCACTGAATGGTCTGCCCCGGCAGATACAGGTTCGCGGCGGCGGGCCTGTGGTAGGCGTCCACGTCGATGATCGACATGGCGGCCCCGACAGCGTGGCGGCTGTGGTCCCACACCGCGGTCGCGTGCGTCGCAGGGCGGAGCGACACGTTTACGGTGCCGTCGTCGCGGCGGGTGACCGCGGCCAGGTGGCAGCCGTAGGCGGTCGCACCCAGATGGGCCATCTCCGCCCCCACCAATAGATCGTTGGCGTCAGCGATCTCGTCCATGCCTTGGGTGTCGCCGTCGGGGGACGCCCAGCCGGTCAGCACGCACCGGTCCGCCAGGGCCTCGACCGCGATCCGCGGCCACCCCAGCACCACGTTGAGGCCTTCAAGTTCGGTTGGGATCGCGATTCCCAGAGACTTCAGCGCGTTCTTGGCGTTGTAGTAGTCACGGCGGAGCGCGTTGCGCCCTTGGGCGATGCTGTAGCGGCGCCACAGATACGTCCAGATAGTCTCTTCGTCGGCGGTGAGACCTGTCACCATACGGCGCCTCCTCTCCGCCTCTCACCCAGCCTCAGGGCTGTCTTCTTGACCTTGGTTGATAGGACACCCCAGTGGGCCAGGGTGGCGGCCACGATCGGGGTGATGTCCGACGACTCGGTGCGCCGATTCCACGCCCACCGATCACCGATAGACCTCTTGCGGCCCTCATTCAATGCCCGGGCCAGCTGCGGCTGCGCGATATGCCGCAGCTCGCCGTTCATACAAGCGTCCTGGAGGTCGGCGCATGCTGTGGTCATGTCCTCAGCGGTGGTGGTGACCACCTTGATCTTCGCGGCCCGCAGCTGCCGGGCCAGTGACGCAGCCGGGCCTTTGCCGTCGACCACGACCGCCGAGATCGGATTCCGGGCGCACCGCTCGGTGACCCAGTCGACGATCCAACCGGTGCCTTCACGGGACTGCACCAACTCGACGTGCACCAGTTCGTCGTCCCGCCACCCGGCGAACGCTACAGCGGCCTGCTGACGGTTCGGCGACACGTCAACCGCCAGCACGAACTTTTCGACCGGCTTCGACTCTTGGTCGGCGCACCGCTCCCACACGTCCGGGGGGATCACCGCCGGGGTCGACAGGTCATCCCAGATCCCCAGCACCTCACGCCGGAAGTGCGTCTCCGACAGGGACCGACGAAGCTTGTTGATTGCCCGCAGCGGGGTGCGCTTCGGGTAGGACGGGTTCGCTCTGTGGAGCTGCTGCTTGTCGTCGGTGTCGCAGTCAGGATCCGCGGCCATCTCAACCCAAGCCTCGAGTTCCAGCGGGCGCCCAGTCTTCAACGCTTCCAGGGCGGCGTTACGGCGGTTCGTGAACACCTCGCCCGGGTCTTGCGGCCTGGGTGGGGTGCCCATGAACAGGCTCAGGGCGTCCTTCGCGACGTTCTGCGTGGGCAGGATGTCCGACAGGGCCGACTCAGAAAGGATTTGGGCTTCGTCGAACACCGCGACCGAAACGTTCGCAACGCCCCGCAAAGCGCCGTTCTCGCGGGCCTTCATCACAATCCGAGACCCATTACGAAATTCAATCGCTCGCTGCTCAGCCGAGCCGCGGATCCGGGATATGTGCCGGGTAACCTTGTCGCGCTGCGCCAATGTGCGAAGCGACTGGAACGTCTCCAGCATCACCGTCGAGTGATGCGCCGTCCACACCGCCGTCACCCCAGCCGTGACGATGCAGTAGGCAAAAACTAGTGCACCGATCGCGTAGGTCTTGCCGGCCTGCCTCGGCACCGACAGGCCGAGGGAATCGATCGCCAGGGCGCGGTCGGCGGTGCGTGCCCAGATGATCCGCGCCAGGTCCTCCTGCCACCGGTCCAGGCCGAGCCCGAGGGCACGGGCGACAGCGATGATCCGCGGCCCAGATGTGTGAGTGATACCCGCAGGCAGGACACACAGCCGGGCCTCAGGCAGCAGGCCACGGCTCGTCGGGGGTGGCTGCCGCCGCGTCAATCTCGTCACCCTCTTCCTCGACCTCGAGAGCCGCGAGCTCCCGCTTGATCTCCAGCAGGCGACGAGACAAGCTGGCGAGGTCGCGGGCCGGGACGCCGTCATCAATGGCCTGGGCGATCGTGTCGCGCAGAGACTCCAGCAGCTCACGCTCCGTGGAGCGGGCAGCAGCAGCGATGGACATGGCCAGCTCCTTCCTGTGGAAAACCCGGGAATCGGGAGGGGTGAAACCTCCAGCCGGCCCGAAGCCTGTGGAAAAGTCTGAGAGAGAATCGCGCCTTTGGCCTGAGCCACGGTCTGGGTGGGGGGCGGGGGCCTCCCCCCCCCGGCTGTGGATAACCCCGGGTTACTGGAGCACTCCGGAGGTTCGGAGGATGCCGGACACTGGTTTGTTCGATTTTTCTCGGTTGCAGCGGTGGTGCGCGGCTTGCTTGTTCGGGAGCGTGTCGGGGCCACCTTTGTCGATGGGGGTGATGTGGTCGACGACGTAGCAGTCGGGGTGTGGCCATTTGAGGGTGTAGTCGATGGGTTGGCCGCAGATTGCGCATGGTGGCTTGCTGGCGGCGATGGTGGCGCGGTGGCGGTCGCGTCTGGTGGTGTTGCGGCCTGCCACTGCGCCTCCTTGGTGGTGGTTGTCCTCGGCTGTGGGGACAGTGGTTCCCGTGTTTTGCAATATAGCACAGCTGTTCGTTGGAATCGGACATCTGTGCGTTGGCTAGTTCGGTGGTGACTCGTCGGGCACGGCGGGCTGTCTTTGGATCGTGGCGAGTGCTGCGGTGACTGCGGTGGCGATGGCGTGTTGAACATCGGGGTGGGTGAAGTCGATGGGGTTGCGGGGGCGGTAGAGGTGTGTGGCCTCTTGGTGGAAGGTGATGGTGAGGGGGAGTGTGAGGGTGGCGGTAGTCCTTACCTTGCTGTAGTCGATGCCTGAGTTGCTCCAGCTGCGGACGGGGGGCGTGGAGACAGTGTGGCCTGGGATGGGGCGCCGGGCGTCTACGGTGATGACGAGGCCGGCGGGGAGAGTGGTGCTCATGCTGTCTCCTGTTGTAGGTGGAGGTAGATGTCGTAGGGGCGGTACAGGGCAGGGCGTTGTCCGGGGTTGATGGGCTGCACGGGGCAGCCGGGCCGGTACAGCCACCAGGGTTCCAGTCGCAGCAGCCGGGCGGCTGCCATGGCTGTGACTGGCGGGTGCTGCTGGAGTAGCTGTTCGGCCTGCGTGATGGCTGCCGGGTTGGGGGTGGGGTCTCGCCATGGGCAGACGGTGTGGGCGTGGGTGACGAGTTGGGTGAGGTGGGGGATGTGGTCGATGATGGGGGGCCAGCGGTGGAGCATGGCTTGGTAGGGGCGGAGCCGGGCCGTGACGGCTGCGGGGGTGGGGTCGGTGGGTGGGGTGAGGTGGTGGTTGGTGAGGAAGTCTTCTGCGAGTTCGTAGAGGACGGTTTCGATCTCGGCCCGGATGGTGGTGAGGGTGGCGAGGCGGTCGTCGCTGCGGCGGTGAGTACGGCCTAGGCGGGTGACGTGGCTGATGTGCTGGCCGAGGTTGCCGCCGAGCCATGCGGTGATGGCGGTGAGGGACTCGGGGTTGGCGGCCTCGTCGAGCCAGCTGGCGAGTCGGGTGGTGCAGTGGCGGCAGATGAGTGCGGGTGGGTGTGTGGTGCGGGGTTGGCAGCCCCGGCAGGTGTCTGGGCCGGGGCAGGTGTCGAGGTGCTGGCCGGGGTGGGTGCAGCCGACGGGGCAGTAGTGCTGCTCGGCGGGGGTGGTGGTCATCGGTGGTCCTGGGGTGGGTCGTAGCTGGGCGGGCTGGTGTGGGTGCCGGCTGGGTTGGGTAGGGGTGGTCCGTACTGGGCGGCTGCGTAGTCGTAGAGGTCGGTCTCGGTGATGGCGTGGACGATTTCCAGGGTGTCACCGTGTCTGTCGAGGATGCGGCCCCCGTGGCCGGTGGGGCTGTAGCTGATGGTCCAGGGGGTGGGGTGGCGGGTGGGGTCAGTCATCGGGGTCTCCGGTCGGGTGGTAGGCGCTGTGGGCGATGGCGTGCTGGGCCCAGGTGAGCATGCCGAGGGTGGTGACGAGGCCGGGTTCGCCGGTGCACGTGTAGGAGTTGCGGTACTCGCCGTCGGGGGTGATGGACCGGGTGACGGTGATGGTGGCGAGGACGATGTCCTCGGGTGCTTCGGCGGGCACGGGGTTGGTCACTGCTGCTCCTGCTCGTCGAGGGGTTCAACACCGAGAGAGGCTGCGACGTCGGGGCGCAGCGCTAGAAGCTCCAGGACATCCACGTCCCCGTCGGCTCGGCGGCACTCTTGGTTTTCGAGGTGGATCAGGGCCGAGGCCGCCTGGTTGCGGACGTACACGAGGTCGTCGGCGTTTACGTTTTCGGGCGGGAGCTGCACCTGCGCCAAAGCGATGAGGTTCGCGAGGCGAAGTTGCTCGGCGATCTCCAGCAGTGCGTGAACGGTGGCGGCGCCGACGTGCCGGCCCTCGTGGTAGGCGGAGTGCATGCCGAGCTCGTCTTGCGCCATTTCACGGTGCATGGCTGGGGCGATGGGCGACCTCGGAGTGGGGTTGTTGATGGCGTTCAGCAGGTTGGCGGCGACCTGCTCCAGATTGTTGGTCATTGCTGGATTTCCTTTCAGGGTTGGGTGAGTGGGGCGAGGATTGGGGCGAGTCCGAGGGTGGTGATGAGTGCGCGGATGACGCACCATGTGAGGACGCCGAGGGTGGGGAGGCCGGTGAGCAGGCTGAAGATCATCCCCAGGCCGAACAGGCATCCCGGCAGGTTGCCGTCGTCATACTCCTTGGGTGGCGGGACGGCGAGGCGCTTGTAGATAGCGGCCGTGATGGCGCCGGCGGCGACGATGGTCAGGCTGGCGGTGGTGGCGAGACCGCCGGCGACGAGGAATGCCAGCTCCTTGGGGGTCACAGCATGTCCTCGGCGGCGGTTCCGACGAGATAGTAGGCGTCGGGTTCGTCTTCGCAGGTGATGCGATCGGGGTCGGCAGTGATGCGGCGGCTGTAGCGGGCGACGTAGTCGGGGATGTTGCTGATGCTGATTTCCAGGATGATGTCGGCGGCATCGGGGAGGTCTGTGAGCATTTCTCGGAGTTCTTGAAC